AATCCAGATACACAAGCTGGTGTTACTAAAGTTGATGCTCCAGCAACAGTTAAAACTGAAGAAACTGAAAAAGAAGAAACAATTGACGTTTCTGATGATGTTAAAGCATTAATCGGAGATGAAAAATTAACAGAAGAATTTAAGGCAAAAGCTGCAACTATATTTGAAGCTGCTATCAGATCAAAAATGAAAGTAGAAAAATCAAAAATGGAAGCTGGTTATGCAAAAAAACTTAAAGAAGAACTTGATACAACTAAAACAGAACTTGTTGAAAAAGTTGATTCATACTTAAACTACGTAGTTGAAGAATGGATGAAACAAAACGAGATCGCTGTTGAAAGAGGTATTAAAGGCGAAATCGCTGAGGACTTTATCAGTGGTCTTAAAAAATTATTTGAAGATCATTACATAAACGTACCAGACGAAAAATATGACGTGTTAGAAGATCAAGCTTCTAAAATCGAAGAGCTTAACAAGAAATTGAACGAGCAAATCGACGCTAACGTTAAATTAAATTCTGAAATTGGTAAATTAACAAGACAAGATATAGTTGACGCTGTATCTTCTGGTCTTGCTGATACTAACAAAGAAAAGTTTAACAAATTAGCTGAAGAAATTGAATACACTAACGCTGATGAGTTTAAGAAAAAAGTAACGACTATTAAAGAGTCTTACTTTTCAACAAAAGAAATTTCATCTAATAATGAAATAGATAACGTTGCCGAAGGCGAGACTACAGACAATGTAGATTTGTCAAACGCTATGACTGCTTACACGGCCGCTATCACTAAAACAAAGAACTCAATTAAATTGGGTTCAAAAAAATAAAGGGAGAATAAAAAAGATATGTACTTATCTGAACAACTAGTTAAAAAGTGGTCACCGGTCCTTGAACATCCAGAACTCCCAAAAGTTACGGATAGTTATAAAAGAGCGGTTACTGCTGTTATCTTGGAAAACCAAGAAAGAGCATTAAGAGAAGATAGAGCATTCATCAATGAATCTGCTCCGCAGAACTCAACTGATGCTTCTTACGTACAAAATTGGGATCCAATCCTAATTTCTTTAGTAAGAAGAGCGATGCCGAATCTTATCGCATACGACATAGCAGGCGTACAGCCTATGACTGGTCCAACTGGACTAATCTTCGCTATGAGAGCAAAATACGCTTCACAAGCAGGAACAGAAGCTTTATTCAATGAAGCTGATACTGATTATTCTGCTAGAAACGCACTCGGCGACTCTACTTTAGGTGGTGTTGACGGTTTAGGTGGTGGCCAAACAGGTACTAACCCAGCGTTATTGAATGACAGCCCAGCTGGTGCTTACACAGCACAAGGTGGTATGGCTACTTCAACTGCTGAAGCTCTAGGTGATTCAGCAAATAATAGCTTTTCTGAAATGGCTTTTTCAATCGAGAAATCGACTGTAACTGCTAAATCAAGAGCTCTTAAAGCTGAGTACACAATGGAACTTGCACAAGACCTTAAAGCAATTCACGGTTTGGATGCTGAGACAGAATTAGCAAATATTCTTTCTTCAGAAATCCTTTCTGAGATCAATAGAGAGATCGTAAGAACTATCTATATCGTTGCTGAAAAAGGTGCTTCTGCTAACACAGGTACTGTAAATACAACAACTGAAGGAATCTTCGATTTAGACACAGACTCTAATGGTAGATGGTCAGTTGAAAGATTTAAAGGACTAATGTTCCAAGTTGAGAGAGAAGCTAACGCTATCGCTCAAAGAACACGTAGAGGAAAAGGTAACATTCTGATAACTTCTTCAGATGTTGCTTCTGCTTTACAAATGGCTGGTGTATTAGATTACGCTCCTGCTTTAAACAACAACTTACAAGTTGATGATACAGGAAATACGTTTGCTGGAATACTTAATGGAAGATATAAAGTTTATATCGATCCATATTCTGCAAACCAAGCAGCTAAACAATACTTTGTAGTTGGATATAAAGGATCATCTCAGTATGATGCCGGTATATTCTATTGCCCATACGTTCCACTTCAAATGGTGAGAGCTGTTGGTCAAGATAATTTTCAACCAAAAATTGGATTCAAGACAAGATACGGAATCCAAGCTAACCCATTCGCTGAAAACTCAGGTTCAGGCGCAGCGGTTATCAACGGTGCTGGAAATATCAACTCAAACAGATACTACAGACGAGTACAAGTAGCTAACATTATGTAAGCTAGTTGTTACTTCTTAGTAACACGATTAAAGGGAGAGTGTAAAAACTCTCCCTTTTTTTATGCCTAAATATTAATATGACTGTTACAAACTCATATTTAAGACAACCTACAAAATTGGACTATGCTAGTCCTACACAGTTTAAATTTAGTATAATTAAATTACCTAAAGTTGAATACTTTTGTACGGCCATTAATCTTCCAGGAATTTCAATAGGATTTTCAGAACAAGTTACACCTTTGATAGATATACCATATCCTGGTGAAAAAATGAAGTACCAAGATTTAACTATGACATTTATGGTAGATGAAAATTTACAAAACTACCAAGAAATTCACGGTTGGTTAGTTGGCCTAGGTTTTCCTAGAGACCACGATCAATATAAAAATCTATTAAATGCCTCTATTGATCGTTTTCCTACATCAAAAGGAAGTACAAGTAAAGAACCAGGAAAAGTTAAATACGGTACACCTAGTCAAGGTGGTTCATTTTCTGATGCCACACTTACAATACTATCAGCAAAGAACAATCCAGTAACGGAGATTCGATTTAAAGATGTGTTTCCTGTCAGTTTAGGCGGCCTATCTTACAATCAACAGGCTACGGATGTTAACTATCTTTCTGTTGATGTTACTTTTAAATATACTGTATATGAATTTGCTTCTACAGTAGGTTCATCAACAACGGCCGTTACTACAACATAGGTTGATTTTTTTATAATTTTGTGATATAATTAGATTATGGATTTAGAACAATTACAATTAGAAGCAGACAAAGACCTTAAAATTAATGATACTGAATTAGATTTGGAATCATTAAAAACCCCACAGTTACATAACAAGTATATGAAACACTATACTAAGTTTAAACTACTTCTTACACGTACAGAAGATGAATTAAGAATATTGAGACGTGATAAGTGGGAATATTACACAGGCAAATCAGCTCCTCAAATTTATCAATTAAAACCTTTTAACTTTAAAATATTAAAAACAGATGTTGACAAATATTTAGAGTCTGATGAAGATATACAAAAGTTAACACAAAAGGTGGCCTACTTAACTGTTGTTGTTGACTTTCTGGATAAAACTTTAAGAGTCATAGTTAATAGAACTTATACAATTAAAAATGCTATTGAGTGGAGAAGGTTCACTAGTGGCGCTGTATAATGACGCTTACAAAATATATAATCATAGATAAAAAAAACGAAGTATATCTAAAAATAGAAGCAGATGATTCTATACGTAGAGAACTTGGAGAATATTTTACTTTTGAAGTTCCTGGTTATAGATTTACTCCTCAATTTAGAAACAAATGGTGGGACGGTAAAATAAGATTATTCTCTTATGCTACCGGTCAAATATTTGCTGGTCTTTATCCGTATATTGTTAAATGGTGTGAAGATAATAAAGTACAAATTGTTGATGGTACTAAAATAAAAGATATAGAAGTAGATAAAAAATTAGTAGATAAATTTGTATCTGGTTTAAAGATACCAATGGAATTAAGAGATTATCAAAAACAAGCCTTTATACACTCATTAGAAAAAACACGTTGTTTATTATTATCACCTACGGCCTCTGGTAAATCATTAATAGTCTATCTCTTAGTAAGATTTAATTTATTAAGATTAAAAGATAAGTCAAATAATAAAATATTAATTATAGTACCAACTACATCATTAGTAGAACAATTGTTTAAAGATTTTAAAGATTATGGTTGGAATCCTGATAAGTACGTACATAGAATATATCAAGGTCACGAGAAAGAAACAGACAAGAATGTAGTCATATCTACTTGGCAATCAATATATAATTTACCTAAAAAATGGTTTAAGTCATTTGGTGTTGTTATTGGTGATGAGTGTCATTTATTTAAGGCCGTTTCTTTAAGTAAAATAATGACTAAGTTAGAAGATTGTAAATATAGAATAGGTCTTACAGGTACTTTAGATGGTACTAAGACTAATAAATTAGTTTTAGAAGGCCTGTTTGGTGCCGTTAATAAAGTTACATCAACTGCTGAACTACAAGAGAAAAAACAATTGGCCGATTTGAAAATTATATGTTTAATACTTCAACACGATAAAAATTCTAAA